AGGAGGGGTGGGTGATCTACCTCACCACGCAAAGCGACGAACCCCCAGCGGGCGTCTTCAAGGAGCGGCTGCAGTACTGGCGCGACGTGCGCGACGGGATTATCGAGGACCGCAAGACGCTCGGCGTCCTGTACGAGTTTCCGGAAGAGATGGTGCGCGACAAGGCGTATCTCGAGCCCCGCAACTTCTACCTGACCAACCCGAACATCGGCCGCTCCGTGTCGGCCGAGTGGCTGGAAGACCAGCTTCGCAAGAACCTGAACAAGACGGACGGGACGCTGCAGCAGTTCCTGGCCAAGCACCTGAACGTCGAAATTGGCCTCTCTCTGCGCTCTGACCGGTGGGCGGGCGCGGACTTCTGGCAAGCGCAAGGCCGCCCGCCGGTCACGCTGCAGACGCTGATTGATCGCTGCGAGGTGATCGACGTTGGAATCGACGGCGGCGGTCTTGATGACCTTCTGGGCTTCGCCGCCCTTGGGCGCGTCGCTGACTCAAGCGAATGGCTGCTTTGGACGCACGCATGGGCGCACCCGAGCGTGATGGAGCGGCGCAAGTCCGAGGCGCCGAGGTTTCTCGATTTCGCCCGTGATGGCGATCTCACCATCGTGCGCCAGATCGGTGACGACGTGGCTGAGGTGGCCGACCTGGTGGCGCAGGTCGAGGGCGCCGGCCTACTGGACAAGGTGGGCGTCGACCAGCACGGCCTGGGCGGGATTCTGGATGCGCTCGATGCCGCCGAGGTGCCGGCCGACAAGATCGTCGGCGTCTCGCAGGGCTGGAAGATGAACGGCGCAATCAAGACTGCCGAGCGAAAGCTGGCCGAGGGCACGTTGATCCACGGCGGGCAGCCGCTGATGGCCTGGTGTGTGGGCAACGCCAAGGTGGAGCCCAAGGGGAACGCCGTGTCGATCACTAAGCAGGCCGCTGGGCTCGCAAAGATCGACCCCTTGATGGCGACCTTCAACGCCGTTTCGCTGTTGAGCCTTAACCCTGCTGCCGCCAGTGGCGGCGGCTTCTTCGAGAGCTTTGCCGACTGATGAATCTCATTCGCCGCACCATGTTGCGCCTGGCCTTGAAAGGGGCGGACATGTCCCTTCTTGAGCCGACCGACTGGACGTGGCTCGGCGCCGGCCCGACGTGGGCCAAGGTCAACGTGACCGAGGACACGCAACTGCAGATCGCCGCGGCGTTTTCCTGCATTCGGCTCATCTCGGAGACCGTGGGCACGCTGCCGCTCAAGCTCTACCGCAAGACCGATCAAGGGCGCGAGCTGGCGACCAATCACCGCGCCTATCGGCTCGTGCATCGCCAGCCCAACGAGTACATGACCGCGGTCGAGTGGAAGGAGAGCCTTGCGGTATCGCTCTGCACGCTCGGTCAGGCGTACAACCGCGTCATCCGCCGCCCGGACGGCCAGGTGCAGGCCATCATCCCGGTGCCCAAGGATCGCGTAAAGCCCGAGCTGATGCCCGACGGCACGCTGGTCTATTGGCTCACGGCCCGCGACGGCAGCCGCGTCCCGCTTGGGCGCGGCGAGATTTTCCCGGTGCGCGGCTTTGGCAATGTCGGGGAGGTCGAAGGCTTCGCGCCGCACCGGCTGCACGCAAACAGCCTTGCGCTGACCGTCGCGGTCGAGAAATACGGCGCCGAGTTCTTCGGCTCTGGCGGTCGCCCAACGGGCGTGCTCTCGACCGACCACGAGTTCAAGAAGGACCAGCGCAAGGACATCCGCGAGGGCTTCAACAAGTACGTGCGCGAATCTTGGCTCTCCGGGATGCTGCCCATCCTCGAGCGCGGCCTGAAGTACCAGCCCGTCACCACGCCCAACAACGACGCGCAGTTCATCGAGACCAGAAAGCTCCAGATCGCCGAGGTGGCGCGGATTTACCGCGTGCCGGTGCCGATGCTCATGGAGATGGACAAGGCCAGCTACAACAACAGCGAGCAGGCCAACAAGCACTTCCTCGACTACACGCTGCTGCCCTACCTGGTGCGCATCGAGCAGGCGGCCAATACCTGCTTGCTGACCGAGGAAGAGCAGCAAGACCACTACTTCGAGTTCGACGTCCGCGGGCTGCTGCGCGGCGACTCGACACAGCGCGCCAGCTACTACGTGCAGATGCGCATGGCCGGCGCCATGACCCAAAACGAGATTCGGCAATTGGAGAACATGCCCACGATTGCCGGCGCGGATGACCTGCATGTGCCCCTGAACATGGCCCCGAGCGACCTGCTGCGGGAGATTCAGGCGGCCAAGAACGGAGAGAGCAATGGAACGTCTCAGCCTGCCGCTTGAACTGAAGAGCGCGAAGGACGACGGCACCTTCACCGGCTACGCGGCGGTGTTCGAGAACATCGACCTCGGCTATGACGTGATCGAGCGCGGCGCCTTCAAGAAAGCCAAGACCACCAGCGACGGCATGCTGCGCATCGCCATTGGCCACCGGCTCGACCAGCTCGCCGGCAAGGCGAGGTTCGAGCAAGACGACCACGGCCTGCGCGTCGAGGGGAAGCTGACCCTGGGCGTCTCATACGTGCGCGATGCCTACGAGCTCATGAAGGACGGCGTGCTGAACGGCCTGTCCGTGGGCTTCAACATCCTGCGCGACGGCTACGACTATCAAGAGCGCGCCGGCAAGCAGGTGCGCGTCATCAAAGCGGCCGAACTCTGGGAGTTCTCGATCGTGCCCTTCGGCATGAACCCCGAGGCGCTGATCGACAGCGTGAAGGCCGCAACCATCCGGGATTTCGAGGCGCAATTGCGCGGCCTCGGTTACAGCCAGACTGAGGCGAAAGCCCTTGCGTCTGGCGGCTTCAAGTCGCTCGGTCACCGGGATGGTGATCGGGACAGCGAGATGCTGGCAGACGCAATCAACCACCTCAAAGCAATCGCCCTGTAAGGAGCACACCAAATGACTGGTTTCAACACTGAAGAACTGGCCCAAGTCGCCAAGAGCGCACGCGAGGCCGTGGAGCAGGTCAAGAAGTCGCACGTCGACCTCGATGGCCGTGTGGCCAAGCTGCAAGAAGAGATCGCCTCGGGCAAGGCCGACGCCGTGACCAAGGCCGCGTTCCAGGACGCCGTGGTGCGTGTCGAGAAGGCCGAAAAGGCGCTCGATGCCGCCAACGACCAGATCGGCAAGCTGATGGCGCGCGCCGAGTCCGCGTTCAAGGGCCGCACCGTCGCCAAGTCGCTCGGCCAACTGGCTGCCGAGAGCGAGGCCGCGAAGAACTACAAGGGCGGCATGGTCGAACTGTGCAATATGTCCGGCCCGCTGTTTGCCAAGGCGAACGTCACCTCGGCTGACGATTCGGCAGGCGCACTGATCCAGCCGTACCGCGTGCCTAGCGTGCTGATGGACCCGGACACCCCGCTCACCATCCGCGACATCTTCGCCGCCGTCTCGATCAGCACCAACGCAATCGAGTGGGTGCAGGAAAAGCTCTTCACCAACAACGCCGGCCCGCAGGCCGCCGAGGGCGCCGAGAAGAACGAGTCGGGCATCACCTTCGAGAAGAAGTCGAGCGCGGTCGAGACCATCGCTCACTGGATTCCGGCCTCGCGCCAGGTGCTCGCCGACGCCCCGCAACTGCGCGGCATCATCGACGGCAAGCTGCGCACCGGCCTAAAGCTGAAGGAAGACGAGATGCTGATGTTCGGCGACGGCCTGAACGGCAACCTGCTGGGCCTCGTCCCGCAGGCGACGGCCTACAGCAATGTCGGCCTGCCGGCGGGCGCGAACATGGTCGATCACCTGCGCTGGGCGTTCCTGCAGGTCGCCAAGGCCAAGTATCCCGCCACGTTCGCCGCGCTGTCGCTGGAAGACTGGGCGCTGATCCAGATGATGAAGACCGACGATGGCGCGTACATCTTCGGTTCGCCGACCGATGGCGCCGCGCCGCGTATCTGGGGCAAGCGCGTGGTCGAGTCCTACGGGCTGGATCAGGGCGACTTCCTCGCCGGCTCGAGCCTGGCCGCGACCATCTACGACCGCGAGGACGTGAGTGTGCGCGTGGCTGAGCAGCATGCCGACTTCTTCATCAAGAACATGGTGGCCATCCTCTGCGAAGAGCGCCTTGGCTTCACCGTGGAGCGCCCGGCCGCGATCGTCTCTGGCCAGTTCGTCGTCACGCCGTAACCCGCAACCCGCCCGCGTGGATAGCCCGCGCGGGCGGGCCTCGGAGCCCATCACATGAAAATCATCAAGACCTTCGTGCGCGACGGCAAGAAGTACCGCGCGGGCGACTTCCTGCCGCCCGGACTGGACGCCCAGACGCGCGCCCATTACCTGCGCCTTGGCATGATCGGCGATGCCGAGCCCGAGCAGCCCGAGGCCGAAGAAAAGCCCAAGAAGACCCGCAAGGCAGCGCCCGCCGAGACCAAGCCGGCCGCGCCTGACGAGGTGGCGTAATGAGCCTGCTGACCGACATCAAGGCCGACCTGCGCATCACTGGGAGCGCGCACGACGCCCTGCTGCAGTCGATCATTGATGAGGTCATGTCCGAGTGCATGGCGGCGTTCGACTACCCGGAAGGGTTCGACATCGAGAACGCCCTGCATGCCCGGCGCGGCGTGCGCCTATTGGTGGCGCAGGACTTCGAGGGCGCCCCGGAAAAGCGCGGCATGATCGTCGAGCAGGCGCGCGCCTTGTGGCGGCTCGACGCACTGATGGGCGGTGAGTGATGCTGCATCGTCGCCTGCGCCACGAGATCAACATCGAGGCCAAGCAGATC